ATCTTAAGTGAGTACATTTCAATGGAAATTGATCTTGAAATCTTAGATATGTTAATCAGAAACGCTGATACAGTTGAAGGATGGAGTGCTGCAGTTGCAAAAGATGTATCTGTAAGTGCTAATACTACAGCAGGTGGTACTACTCACCCAACATTTACATCAACTCTTAATGACGCAGGTGTATACTACACTAAAATGTCTTGGTTCCAAACTTTAGGTGTTAAATTACAGAAAGTTTCGAATTTAATTCATCAGAAAACTTTAAGAGGTGGTGCTAATTGGTTAGTAGTTTCTCCAAAAGTATCTACAATCTTAGAATCTATCCCAGGATTTGCAGCTGACTCAGCAGGAGACGCTGACAAATACAACATGGGTGTTCAAAAGATTGGTGCAATAAACAACAGATATACAGTTTACAAAAACCCTTACATGACTGAAAACGTTATCTTAATGGGTTACAAAGGATCTCAATTCCTTGAAACTGGTGCTGTTTTTGCTCCATACATTCCATTAATTATGACTCCAATGGTGTACGATCCGGTATCTTTCACTCCAAGAAAAGGTATTATGACTCGTTACGCTAAGAAAATGGTTCGTCCTGATTTCTATGGTAAAGTATATATCCAAGATTTAAACGAGCTGTAAGCAGTTAGTTTAATTACTTTTTAAAGAGAGCCGCATTAGCGGCTCTTTTTTTATATTTATTTGTGATAAACAATGTTTGGTCGATATTGTTAAACAATATTAAAACGGGGAAAAGGGCCTCTATGGATTGACCACTATAGTTGTATCCCTATAATTGCTAAAAAAATAAAATTATGGCAAGTAAAACTTTACAGTATCTAAAAGATACAAACAGAACATTTGATAACATTCTTGATACAATGTTTACTAAAGACTCTCATGGAGTAGTTGCAGATGGACAAGCATATGGGATCTATGAAGCAGCATTTGAAATTAACTTTGGTACAACTGGACATCAAGCAAGATCAACTACTATTACAACTACTAATAATGGTTTAGTTGCAACTGTTGCAACAGTACCAGCAAATTGTACAGTATTAGCTGCAGCAATAGTAACATCAGAAGCATTTGATTCAGATGATGAAAAAGGTGTGGACTTAGTAATAACAAGTACTTCACCTGCGGCTGCAGATACTGCAATATCAGGAGACGTAGTACAACTTATTACAGCAGCTGAATTAAAAAATAGTTCAACTGGTGCACTTGGAAAAGGGCAAGGTTTAGTTGGCAACCCTAACTTTATTGCTGGTGGTGCTGGAACTCATTTATGTTTAATTAACACAGATGGTAGTAATACAGGTGATGCTATTCAATCAGGTAAAGTAGTTGTATATATAAAATATGCAGGTGGATCTGCTCCAGTAGCAAACACAACTGTATAATTATATATTTACTAAATTTTAAGAAGAGTCGCAATAGCGACTCTTTTTTTTATATGTATTATCAAACGTTACATTATATGGCTAAACAAAATGTTAAAAAAACTCCTCCAAAAGGAGCAGTTAGGTTTTCAATTTCTCTTTCAGAAGAACAAAAGAAAGCAAAAACAAATATTTTAAAACATCCATTTAACTTTATAGTAGGAAAAGCAGGTAGTGGTAAAACATTATTAGCAGTACAAGTAGCTTTAGATCAATTTTTTAAAAGACAATACAATAAAATTATCATAACAAGACCTACCATATCTACAGAAGATAATGGGTTTTTACCTGGTTCAGAACGTGAAAAAATGGAACCTTGGTTAGTACCTATTAGATCTAATATGAGAAAAGTATATAATAAACCACTTATATTAGATAAAATGGAAAAAGAAGAATCAATTGAATTAGTTTCATTAGCACATTTTAGAGGAAGAACTTTTGATAATTCAGTTGTAATAGTAGATGAATTTCAAAATCTAACACGTTCACAGTTAGCAATGGCTGTTGGTAGATTAGGTAAAGATTCTAAAATGATATTTTGTGGGGACTCATATCAAATAGATTTAAAAGATAAAAACTACTCCGCATACCATGATATGGCAAAATTAATTAATTCTGAATATGTTTTTAAATGTGTATTAGAAGATTCTCACAGACATGATGCTATTGATGATTTATTAGAATTATTGAACGGGTATCACTAAGCCTCCATTATTCTTCCATATTTATACGAGAACAACCTAATTTAATTAAATATGGCACACATTCCTATATGGCCCGGTTCCTCTTCATTTGCAACAGGAAAAACACCTTTTGGGTACTATGATACTGAAACTGCATTTACATCTTCAGCAGTACAAACAGCAGATTGGTGCGCTAAAAGATTAGGTTATCCTCTTGTAGATATAGAGTTACAAGACGTAAACTTCTTTACTTGTTTTGAAGAAGCAGTAAATGAATACGGAGCTCAAATATATAATTTTCAAATAATAAATAACTTCCACACCTTAGAAGGCAACGCTACAGGTTCTAGTTATAATAACCAATTAATAACTCCTAATTTAGGGGGAACAGTTAATATATCAGAACAATATGGTAATGAAGCTGATGGTGGTGGAGGAGATTATGAATTACAAAGAGGTTCTTTAGACGTAATACAGAACCAACAAAGATATGACTTATTAGATAATATAGGATCTTCTATAAGTGGCTCAGAAGCAGTTTATATGAAAAAAATATTTCATTATGCTCCTTCAGCTATAAATAGATATTTTGATCCTTATGCGGGTACAGGTACAGGAATTCAATCCTTAATGCAATCATTTGGGTTTGGTAATTATTCACCTGGTGTAAACTTTATGTTAATGCCTATATATTTTGATGTATTAAAATTACAAGCAATTGAATTTAATGATCAAATTAGAAAATCAGGATATCATTTTAATATAGAAGATAATAGATATTTAAAATTATTCCCTATACCTACGAAAAATTATACTTTACATTTTGAATATGTTTTACAATCAGTAGCAAATGCTCCTGTTAAAAATACAGCAACAAATTTAATAACTGATATTTCAAATGTACCTTATACTAATCCTACTTATGCTTATATAAATGAACCAGGAAAACAATGGATTAGAAGATATACACTAGCTTTAGCTAAAGAAATGTTAGGAAGTATTAGAGGTAAATACCAAACAGTACCTATTCCAGGAGCAGAAACTACTTTAGATCATAGTAGATTATTAGCAGAAGCTAAAGAAGAAAAAATAAAATTAATTGAAGAATTAACAAGTATATTAGAAGAAACAACTAGAGTTAAACAATTAGAAAGACAAGAAAAAGAAGCAGAACTAATTCAGAAAACTTTTTACAAAGTACCTTATCCTATTTATATAGCATAATGATAAAATTAAAAAATATATTAACAGAAGTAATGAATACTTATCAAATACAGGCATCTCTTATGTCTGATAGAGAAGTAGCTATTACAAATATATTAGATCAAATTAGAGGATTAGAAAAAGTAACAATTGTAAATAATATTACTCCTGAAGAATATATTCAAAAAGAAAAAATTGAATATACAAGAGTAAAAATAAAATTTATCACTAGAGGAAATCCTAAAGAAGATATTATAAAAATGAAAAAAGATATGTTAACTTCTGATTTAAAAACTTCTGATATGAGAATACATGGGTTAAAAAATGTTAAATTTAAGTTAGAAACTTTAAGACGATTATAATGGCTTTATTTGGGGGTTCACGAGACATATCACTTTTTAATACAGTAAGTAAGGAGCTAGTTAATGATATTATCCAAACAGAAGTAGGATATTATAAATTTGTTCTTGAAAAAACCACAGCTAATGTTTATGGAGAAGCTATGGGTAAAATGTTTTATGAACCTGTAAGAATAGCAGGATTAATAGACAGAGGAGATCAAGCATGGTCATCTGATGATTTTGGATCTGATGTTAATCAAACTGTTACTTTTAAATTTTTAAAAAAAGAACTTAAAGATATAAATTTAATACCAGAAGTAGGAGATGTATTACTTTTTAGAAATAATTTTTACGAAGTAGATGGTAGAGTAGAAAACCAAATATTATATGGTAAAGATCCTGACTATGCAATATCAACAGGAGCTAGTGATTTTGGTAATAGTCATTCAGTTATATTAAGTACTCATATATCAAGAATAGAAAAATTAAATTTAATACCTTTAAGAGGAGGAAAATATCCAACTACTACTAAAATAACAGACGGAATAGCTAATTTATATTAATAATGGCAGAATTTAATAGACCTATACCAAAAAGATTAAATGAACGTTTAAGAGAAAATTTAAAAGCTCCTAAACATGAGGTTGAATCTTTGTCTGAAAAAACAAAAAAAGCAGGAATAGGTACTATTGAAAATAATGAATTTCCTTTAAAAGGATTATCTCCTAATAACCGTCAACCACAAAAAACACCTATAAATAGAGGAGCTATAACAAGACGTGATGATGATAATATTAAAGATATTTCTATAGGGTTACAAGATCACGATGAAGCTATAGCATATTATTTTAATAATGTAATTAAACCTTCTGTTGTTTTAAATGGAGATAGAGCAAATGTCCCTTTAATTTATGGAGCTCCAGAAAGATGGAAATCAGTTCAAAGAGATGGTTTTTATAGAGACAAAGAAGGTAAAATTCAAGTACCTCTTATTATGTTTAAAAGGGACAGTGTTGAAAAAAGAAGAGATCTTGGAAATAAAATGGATGCTAATAATCCTCATCTTTATCAAACTTTTCAAATAAAATATACAAAAAGAAATCAATACGATAATTTTTCTGTTTTACAAAATAGATTACCTCAAAGACAATTTCATAATGTAATAATTCCTGATTATGTTAATATGAAATATTCTTTTACTATATGGACAGATTATGTAGCACAAATGAATAAAATAGTAGAAGCAATAAATTATGCATCAGATGCTTATTGGGGGGATCCAGAAAGATTTAAATTTATGGCTAGAATAGATACTTTTACAAATAGAGTAGAATTATCTCAGGGGGATAACAGAGTAGTAAAAACAGATTTTGGTTTAACTTTACAAGGATATATAGTACCAGATGCTATGAATGCTCATTTAAGTTCTCAACCTAAAAAGCATTTTAGTAAATCAACAGTATCTTTTAGTACTCACGTAATTAATACTTTTGATCCAGTTAAAACCAGAGAACAAATAAGAGAAGAAGCGGGAGATCAAAACATAAAAATAACAGGAACAGGTATAGGTTATCAGAAAATACAAACAACAAACCAAATATCATAAAATGGCACAAAGAACAAGAAAAGTAATAAAATCATATTTTGAAGCAGGAGACATACCTAGTGAAGCTAATTATGGGGATTTAATAGACAGTTTTTTAAGTCTAAAAGCAACAGGAATAGAAATAATATCAGCTTCTGTAAGTGCATCTTCTTTTATAACACATGGTCATATAACAGCTAGTGGTAATATAAGTGCTAGTGGGACTATATATGCTAATGATTTTCAATCATCGGGAGGAAACGTATCAGGAGTTACATTTCATGATGATATTAATATAACAGGATCTTTAACAGCATCAGCTAATATAAGTGCAAGTGGAGACTTATTAGGTAATAATTTAGATTTAGGTGGGGATATAATATTAGATAATAATGCCAAAATATACGCAGAAAATACTAATAGAGGAAGAATAGATTTTTATAGTAATACTAATAGCAATACTCTTCAATTACGTTTTCAAGGTAATGGAACTGAAAAAATCGACATCTATAAAGAAGCAGGTATTGATATAACAGGAAACATAACAGCTTCAAATAATATAAG